GCCGCCGCCGCCGCCGCCGACGTTCTGCCCGACCCAGTCCGCAGCCCACCCCGGCAGGCTGTCGCGGCTGTAGGACGGCCCCCAAGCGCGCGGCGCGCCGACGTCAAAGTGCAGGCTGTTGTCGTAGAAGCCGAAGCCCTGAAAGCCCGCATTGCGCGCCGCCGTGGCCAGCGCCAGACGCTGCTCTGGCGACATGCCCGCGACGCTGATGTCGAAGGCGTTGCCGTGCGTGTGCTGGCTGTTCCGTGCGCCGCCGACGCGTGCGTTGTGCGCCGGATCTCGGTAACCGCTGGTAACAGACAGCGGCTGGCCCCACGACTGCGTGAGGCGATCCAGTGCGGCCTGTGCTTCAGGGCTGATCGCCATGCGTCAGCCCTCAAACCCTGCGGCGCGCCGCGCACGGTCCATCAGCGGGCGCAGAACGCCCTTCAGGATCGGCACGCGCTTGACCACACGGGCCACAGCCTCACCGTGCGTCGCGTATGCCTTCAGCAACCACTTGGGTGCATCGGTCATCAGCCAGTGCCGGAACTGGGTCCAACGCGGGTCGTCCGCGCCGTAGACCTCGCGGGCGACCCAGCAAAAGCCCAGCGCGCCCGCTGCCGTCGCGCCTGCGGTCAGGTAGTCGAAGACGCCCGGCTTGGATCGCGTCGTCGTCGTGCCTTGGCCACCCGGCATCGCCCCCAGCGCGGCCAGAATAGATGACAGGCCCGCATTGGGTGCACCCGTGAAGCCGCTGTACTGGCCCTTGGCCGCATCGATCAGCGCCTGCATCATCTGCTGCTGCTGGCCACCCATCGTGTTCTGCGCGCCCGCAAGCTGCGTGCCGTAGCCGAAGCCGAGGTTGGACAGGTTGCCCAACTGGCCCGCCGCTTGAAGCTGCAGGTTCTGCTGGTTCTGCGCCGCACCCAGCGCGGTGTTGAAGCCCGTGTTGTACAGGTTCGCCGCCGTCTGGCCCGCCGTGTCATAGAAGTTGCGGTTGCTCTCGGCCTCGGCGACGCCATGCCGAGATCCGCCATATGCGCCAGCCGCCGACGCCTGCGCGCCGATGTCGTTCATCGTCATCTGCCGCGCCCGGTTCAGCGCATCCATGGACGTGTTGACGACGCCCTGCGTGAAGGGGTTTGCAAACGCGCCGATGTTCGGCCCGCCCTGCATGACGCCCTGCGTGCCCTGCAGCGCGCCCGTGTATGCGTTGGCCGACTGGTTGAAGACGTTCTGCCCCGGCTGCGCGGTCGGGACGGTCACGTTCTGCGGATTGCCTGCGCCTGACATGGCTGTGCCCTCACTTACGGTTCGGATTGGGTCGCGGGCGGTTAGACTGCGACGGCGTGTTGTTGGTCTGCGTCGCGCGTGCGATGGCTTGGTTTACCGCGCTGGCCGGGTTGCGCGTGTTGACGCCCCCCGGTAGGCGCGACGAAATCGCGCCGGGAACGAAGCTGCCGTAGCCCCGCGACGGTTGCAGTGCCGCGATCTCAGCCGCGCTGCGGTCTGATCTGCTCGTTTGCTGTACGATAGGCTGTCCGGTCGGTTGGGCTGCTGCCGGGGGCTGCATCCACGACGGCAGCGCGCCCGTCATCGGGTCCGCAAACTGGGACATGATGGCGTTGTACGTGCCCGGATTGCGGGCCTTCAGTTCGGCCACCGCCGCCTCGTACATCGGGGCGGAACTGTAGCCCCGGACGCCGCCAGCGAAGGTCTGCGCCTCAGGCATGCCCGTCCCGGTCGGCGCAGCCATGCCGAAGGCCGACGCCCCGGCGTTGATGTTCGACGCTGCCGCCTCTTGCATCGGCGTCATCGCCGCGACGTCGGGGCCGAAATAGGGGGCGTAGGGGATCGCCGCGACGCTGTTGGCGCGGGCCAGTGCCTGCTGCGCCGCGCCACTCAGCCATTCTGGGATTTTCGTTTCTGACGTCTGGCTTCCACCGCTCATATCAGATGTCCTTTTCCATCACGACCATCGTCGTTTTCCACCCCTCGGATCGCAGCGCCCGCTGCCAGCCCATGCGGCCTGACAGCGTCATGACGCTGCACCCTTGCCCACGGCCCCACGCCATCGCGCTCTCGGTCATGTCGAACAACTGGTCCATCTCGCCGCCCGCCAAGAAAATGTGGAGGGCCTTCTTCCTTGGGTATACCACAATCTGCGTGACTGCACAGCCCTTGGGGGCTGGCCACAACTGCATGTGGCCCGACGCGATACCATCCGCGACATCCTGAAAGGTGTGCGTGTCGCCGCCGTAGGCCAGCGCGGCCTCAATCCACGGGCGGCACCGCTCCAGTTCCGTCATGCGGCCACCCGCGTCACCGTCAGCGTGACGGCAGGCGTGGCAGGCGCAAAGGTCGTTGCTGCCTCTGCCGACAGCGACCCGTTGGTGCTGTCCGTCGCCCAGCGTGCGATCAGCTTGTCGCCCGCCGTGAAGCTGAACAGCGCCGACCGGGCCACGACGATGGTCGCCCCGTTGTTGTGCAGCGACGCCTTCATGGTGCTGCCGGGGATGTCCGCGCCGTTGATGCGCGGCCAGAACCAGAAATTGACCGTGCTGGCCGAGGAGGATTTGATCTGCGCCGTGAAGGTGATGAGGTACTGGCCACCCTCGGCGAAGGTCAGTTCGCTGCCGCTGACGGACACCCCGTTGTTGGCCATGGGCGGGCTGTCCCATGTCAGCGAATAGGCCGTGTTGGCCGCTGCCGCCGTGACGGTGGTGGAGATCTGCAGCATGGCATAGCCGTCCGACAGCACGATCTGCCGCCAGACGCCGTCCTTGGAAACGACGGGATAGCCTGCCGCCGCGTCCCACAGCATCACGCCATCCTGATCGGCAGGCGCGCCAGCGCCCGCCTGCTTGAACGTCAGGCTATCCAGCGCGCGGGCCAGCCAGCGCCGCATGTCATTGGCCCAGACAGCGACGTCGCGGCCAACAGGTGGAATGCCCTGCCTCATCGCGCGCTCCCCGGTCTGGCATCGATGCGCGGGACGCCCCAGCGCCAGTCGGTGTTGTCCGCGCCCGTCACGCGCATGGCGATCTGCCGCCCGGTGAAGCGGGTGTTGGTCGGGTTGGCCATGCTGTAGGGGCCGTAGGACCGCTCGGTGTCGTTGGGGTAGAAGCGCGTCTTGAACGTGACGGTCGCCTGTCCCTGCGTGCGCTCATCGGGGATCAGTTCGACCACAGACATGGTCGTGTCCCCGGCCCCGATCTGGACCGGGCCGCTCTCGGCATAGACCGCCGCGCCGCCAGTCTGGTTGCCGATCTCATGGTTCACGGCCAAGCCCGCAGGCGTCATCCAGATCGGCGTGCTGAACACGCCCGCATCGACCCCGCTGGTCCGGGCCATCTGGCCGATAGACCAATGGTTTTCTTTGTAGTTGAAAACGACATATCTGTCGTTTTCGATGCTGCCGCTGGATGGGTAGAACCACCAGATTTCCGTGAACTTGGCGTTGGAAACAGCCGCGACTTTCGCCTGCTGCGTCGTGTTGATGTCGCCAAAGACATAGTCGGCGACCTCGCTGGGGACAGGCTGGACGGCCCCGCCCGCGTACATGAAGAAACCGCGCTGCCCCATCCAAAACACGCCAGCATCGACAGCCGCCGCGCACATGCGCGAGATCGCCCCGCAGGCCGATCCGACGCGCTCGAAGCCGTAGACGAAGGGCGGGCCTTGATATGTCGCCGCGTGAGCGTCCTGATCGGTCAGGATCAGGGTCTGGCCGCGCGTCCCGATGCCCAGCATGATCTGGCCCGACGTCTGCAATTCGATGTCGCCCGCCTCATTGGTGGAGGTGGGCGTCCAGACCGTGTTGGCCTCCCGGTCGCACCACTGGACCTTGCGATAGTTGCCGCCCGCGCCCAGCGCGAACAGAAACCGCTCTTCGGTGACCACAAGGGCCGAACAGTTCACGGGGGCGTTGGTGATCGGCGCGGCGTTGTTGGCTGTGTTCAGCGTCCACTCCAGCAGCCGTCCGTCATTGTCGCTGCATGCCACAAGGTTCTGGCCCCAATTGTCCATGGACCACGATGTCGGCGGCAGGGGCATGCCCGTATCGGGCCGCGCGATGCCGTAGGCTGCGGTGCCGTAGAAGCCGCCGCCGTAGCCCGTATTGACTGCTGCGTCGGCGTTCCCGACCACCAGATCGACGGGCGTGATATCGGTGACGCTGTTGCTGGCCGATCCGACGAAGAGGCCCTCAAAGGTGCCCGCAGCGAACCAGCGATCCCCGCTCAGATCGCGCCACGCCATCGCGCCCCGGATGGGTTGATCGGTCATGACGACGCGCGTCAGCCACCCGCCGACAGGCTGCATGGTGCCATCCGTCCAGCGCACCAGCGATGCATCCCGCCAGCGGTTTGCGGCCTGCATGTCGGTTCCATTGCGGTAGACGCCGGGTGGCAGTTGAAGCGGGATCAGGGGCATGTCGCGGTCTTCTCGTTGTGGCTGACGACGGCGCGCAGCATCGGCTGGTCGTTTTCTGCCAGCCAATCTACCACAGCATCACTGCCAAAGTATATCGGGCGGGCCACGTCGCAAAAGTCACCGCTGGCCTTTACGCACCCACACAGCAGCGCGGCGCTTGAGAGCATCCACATCCAGTGCCTCGACTTCATTTTCCACCTCATGCGCGGCCTCTGTGGCCTTCAGTCTGGCGGTGGCGATCTGCGCCTTGATGTCAGCCTGCGCCGCCTTCCTGCCGCCAAACCAGCTTGCCGCCAGCGCGATGACGCCAGCGGCCAGCCGGATCAGCGGTGTCAGGATCGCCCGCCAGATCATTTACGTTTGGCGTAGACCGACCACAGGGCGACGGCCAGCGTGGTCACCGCGCCCGTGATGGCGGTGGCCGTCTCGGCGTCGATCACGCCCTGCCCGACAAGGTAGCCGCCGCCAGCAGCCGCCAGCGCGCGGACGACGCCAGCCATTTGATCGTTGGACATGTCAGTCGCTCCTCATTTTACCGGATAGACCCGGCGATCCAGTTCCCAATGTGGGCCGTCCTTGAAGGTGCGCCAGTCGCCGCCCCAGACGATGGGGACGCCCTCGGCCACCGCCGCCGCCTTCACCGTCGTGGCAAGGCGGTGGTATAGCGGCCACGCGTACATCTCTTCCGTCTCGACCTTGCCGTCCTTGTCGATGTCCACGAAGGGGACGATGTCCACGGCGTGGCCTGTCAGGTGTCGGCTGTCCATCGTCTTAGACGCGCCGATGCGGACCAGTTCGCGCTGTCGTGCCTCCGTGCGGAGGCCCTCTGTGACGATGAAGGCGAAGGGCGCGTGTTGCAGGGCGCGGTCCATCACCCGGCGCAGATCAGGGTGGATGCCTTGCAGGTTTTTAATGCTGCGCTGGCTAAACTTGCGGCTCATTTCCCTGCCCTTTCGATCAACCGATCAATCTTGGCATCCAGCGCCTCTAGTCGCAGGATTACGCGGTTGATGTCGGCGTGAACCTCGGCCTTGGTGACATAGTCTTTGGCGATCTCTTCGCGCGTCCGGTTCAAGAGGATTTGCAGGCGCGCCTGCTCATCCGCATAGGTTTTCAGCACCCATCCAATCAGGCCAATGGCTGCGGTGAGCAACGCGCTCCAAATCATCTCAGGCGGCATTTATCTTTCCCCACTTGCGGGCAGGACACTCGGCTTTGTCCCACTTGACCTTTAGCGGCATGAAGCACAGGCAGAGGCGGCATTGCTTTGTCGTTGCGAGGAAGTCTTCGCACGACTGGCAGATGGCATATCGCTGATCCGCTACTGCTGCGCCCACGATCACGCCTTCATGATGTACGCCAGCGCGTAGTACGGCGGACGGTTTTCGTGTGCAGAACCAGAGCCGACAGATGATGTCGTACCGCTGAACGTGTGGCTGTGGTCGCCTGCAGGCAGCGTCGTCAAACCGCTGTTCGTGGGCGTGCCGCCGCAGCAAGATGCGCCGGGACCGACACCGTCGCCAGAACCGTTCGTGGGGTAGTTTTGCTCGACGTGCGTGTGCGAACCCGTCGTGTTGGTCGTGCCGCTGAATGTGTGAGTGTGCGCCGGAAGGTTCGCTTGGCTGAGTGCGACAGTGTCTGCCCCGCCCGTCGCGCCCACCGCATATGCGCTGCCCGCGCCAACGATAAACCTGTCGCGCAGGTTTGGGGTGCCGTTTGCGCCGTCGCAGAGAAACCAACCGGATGGAATTGACGCGATAGACCCAGACCACATGATGATGCCGCCAGACGGCATGAGGCGGGTGTTCAGATCGTTGGTCGTTGCCGTCAGCCCGTCCAGCTTATTCAACTCATCCGCGCTGGACGTCACCGCCGTCCCGTCGATCTTCCACAGGCCACCCGACAGGTTGGGTTTGGCCTTCTGCGCGCCCGTGCCGCCCAGCAGGGCGTCCACGGCGTCCAGATCGGCGTTGATCTTGGCCCCCCAATTGTCGGCGCTGGCACCGACCTCAGGCTTGGTCAGGCCATAGTTGGTGGTTGTGGTATCAGCCATGCGCCATCTCCGTCAGGCTTGCGTTACGTCGTTATGTCACGCCGGGGCGTGTTTCTCAACTCCACGTCGCGGTCTGTGGCCCTTGGTCGGTCCAGATCTCGGCCTGCGCGCCCTGCGGGGACCACACCTCGCTGGCGACATTGCCGGGTTCCCACAGCAGCGTCATGGTCGCCGTCACCGACAGCGTGACGTCCGCGCTGGCCGTGATGTTGGTCAGGGCACCCATCGCGGCCACCGCCGACAGGTCTGTCGTCGCCGTCGCGTTGATCTGGCGCACCGCGACCGTGCTGGCCGATGCCGTCAGTGCGATGTCTGCCGACGCCCCGATCAGGACGATGCCCACGGTGACCATGCTGGCCGTTGCGGTCAGACTGACGCTGGCCGTGCCCGCCATCCGGGCCACCCGCTGCAGTGCCGACGACGACGTCAGGGCGATACTGGCCGATCCGGCGACCTGCACGACGTCCACGAAGGTCGCGTCGAAGCCCAGCGCGATGTTGGCCGTGCCAGCCATTTCTGCCACGCGGACCAGAGACGACGTGCTGGTCAGGTCGATGCTGTCGGTCGCGTCGATGTCGATGAAAGTGGTGGGCGCTGGCCGCAGGGCCAGCGTCGCGGCCACCCATGAGTTGGTGGCGGCTGACGTGACGCCGCCCCACTGGGCGGGCGTGAAGGTGCCGCTTGTCCACGCAAAGCTGCCGAGGCCGACGCTGCCGTTCAGAGATCCGGTCGTCTCCTGCGCGGAGAACATGTTCGACAGGTCGGTGCTGGTGAATAGTCCCGGCGTGGCGTAGGGGGTGCCGCTCCCCGCCGCGCAGATCACCACCGCGCCTGCGGTCACAGGCGTGATCGCCGGGGGCGTCGGCAGGTTGCCGTTGATGCCCGTCGCCGTCGTGACAGCGACATCCAGAGGCGTCGTCGTGTCCACGCCGCGCCAGACGTAGACCGCGCAGCCCATGCCCGTCGCGGAGGTGAAATCGACGGAGGTGTCGGGCGTCGTGCCCATGATCTTGTAGCCGACGCCCATGTTGGCGTCGTTGTCGTCGTTGGCGTAAAGGTCGGCCAGTTCGGTGTAGCCGCCGTTGGTCGGCAGCGGCAGGTTGGTGTCCAAGATGTTGGGGCGGATGATGGCGTAGATGACGATGTCATTCGCTGCCGCCGTGGACGACAGGCCACCCGTCAGCCCCGTCAGGCTGACAGAGATGGTGGTCAGCCCGCCTGCCTGCTGAAAGTTTCCACCGACGTACTGAAGGGGCATGTTGACCTCACAATGCCGTCAGCGATGCCGAGGTGATCGTCGCGTCGCCCGTCAGGGTGACGTCGATCTGGCAGGCTGCATCGACGTCCGACACAAAGGTGATCTGCAGTTCGCCAAGGTAGATCCCATCCACCCGCGCGCCCGACAGGCCGATCCCGGTGATGTTGTCGTCCATCGTCTCGGCGGAATAGATGCGGTCTTCCTCGAAGGTGACCGTCTCGTTGATGCCCAGAGGCTGGACCGTCATCGCGCCGCCGATGTTCGCCGGGACAATGGCCGTGCTGAACCGGACAGAGACGCGTGCGCCCTGCCCGGTCAGGAGGTCAACAGTCCCGGTCCATGTCGCGCCCACGCTGGTATCAGTTCAGCGTGAAGGTCAGGCTGGACGCGGGCAGACGCAGCACGTCGCCCGTGTTGATGGTCTTGGACGTCGTCAGCGCCGCGTATGCGATCATGACGCCGCTCTGGTCGAACACGGCACAGGCGACGATGGTGCCCCAGTCAGCCGTCGCGGCGGGCCACTCGACCGCTGCCGTGTTGGTGGCGGTCGGGTTGGACACCGTGAAGGCGATGCTCTGGCGCGCGTAGCTGCCGCCCGTGACCTCGGTCCCGGCGGTGCTGTCGGTCGGCGCGACCGTGAAGACGCCGATGGTCCAACTGGTCGGGCGCGTCACCGCGCTGCCGTTGAACAGCCAGTTCAGCGTCGTCGTTTCGTAGGTGTTGGAAAGGCTCATGGCGCACCCCGTCTGGTTTTCATTCGCAGGCCCGCGCCGCCGTATTTGGCCGCGTCGGAACTGGTGTTCAGCGTGTCCAGCCCCAGCTTGAACATGCTCTCCCAAACGCCCAGTCGGGCGTCGTCTTTGAGGTAGGGGGCCGAATGCAGCAGCGCCCCGTAGAGGTAGACGTCCGGTGCCTCCGTCAGCAGCCAGTTCGTCGTGTTGCTGTCCGACAGCGCCGGGACGCGGCCATAGTAGACCAGCGAGGCGTCATAGGTGTCGTCGGGCGTCGGGAACAGTTCCAGCGCGCCGCCCGTCAGGGCGTAATACTGGGGCCGACCGACGCGGTCGTTCCGATCCTGCCGCATCTGCAGCATCTGGGCCGTGCTGACAGGCGCGATCTCGCCCGTGAACGTGTCCAGCAATTGAAGCCGGATCGGGCGCAGGAAATCGGACGGGATGGTGCTGTATTGGGCATCCAGCGTGGCCGTGCTGCGCCGTTCCTGCCGCCAATGCGTCAGATCCCGGTCGATCCGGGCCTCGCACAGGCGAATGAACGTCGGGATCACCGCCGTCAGGTCGTCGCGGTTCAGGAAATCCGCGACCGCGCCCTTCAATTCGTCGTAGTCAGCGATCATTCCTCGGCCTCGTAATCCTTGCGCTCCCACGCCTGACATGTCCGCAGGTTGTGGCAGATGAAATCGAACTTGTGGCAGTAGCCGCGCCCGCCGCCGTCCGCGTCCAGCGCGTCAAACGGGATCTTCTCCGTGGCGCGCATCATCTCCGGGGTATTCTCGAAATATTCGCAGTTGGCGCACAGTTGCCTGCGCGCCTCGCCCTCACTGATGCCCCACACCTCGGCCAGATCCTGCCAATACGGGGCGTTGGCACCCGGCTTCGGGCTGGCCTTTTGGGGGCCAAGCATCCAGTTGTCCCGCACGCGCTGAAGGTTGGCGCGGTTGGTCTTTGCGTCCACGATTTTCGGCGTCGTGATCCGTCCCATGGAAGCGTCAGCCATCACTTTTTGCCCTTTTTGGCCTTGCCCGCCTTGGACAGGGCGATGGCGATGGCCTGCTTCTGCGGCTTGCCCGCCTTCATCTCGGCGCGGATGTTACCAGAGATGACCTTCTGGGACGACCCCCTTTTCAGCGGCATGTCAGCGTACCCCTCGCACGGCCTTTGCGGCCTTCCCCAGACCCGGCACGATGTCCAGCAGGCCGAAGCCTGCGTTCATCGCGGCGTTCCCATAGTTGCCCTGCTCCGCGTCCCGGCGCGCCTGATCTGCGCTGATGCCACCGCCGATGAACGGGACAAAGTCCAGCAGCCCCGCGACCCTTTTGGCGTCCTGATAGGCCGCGCGCTCATCCGTCGCCACGCCCGGAAACATGCCGCGAAAGCCCTGCATCGCGGGCGTCATCTTGCCCGCCAGCCACTCCACCGTCGTCGGTTCTGCGCTGGCGATGGTGGGTGCCATCTGCTGCTCGTAGTCGGCCTGCTCCTGCGTCCAGATTGGGCGCAGGAGGTCATCGATGCGATACAGTTCGTCCATCTCGGCCTGCCGGATGTCGCCGCTGTCCATCAGCGACGCCAGTCTCTGGTAGGTGTATTCGAGGTTGGCGCGTTCTGCGGGTGTCACCGTTGCCGCCCCCCAAGATACTGTTCGATCTCGGACGCTGCGGCCTCATCCGGCGACATGGACAGCAGCCCGCCCGCGCCCGCCGCGCCTGCCACCGACAGCGGTGCCCGGTTGATGGCGAAGTCATCGAACATCTCCCGCCGCGTCAGGCCGCGCTCCCCGGCGCGCTTGTCCAGCGCGCGGCGGAACAGGTCCATGAAGGTGCCTTGGCTGGCGTCGGCGAGGTTGGTGATGTCGCCAGCGCCCATCCAGAGGGCCGCTTGGAACTGCGCCGGGGTCATGTTGTACCGCTGGGCGACCGTCCGGGCCATGTTTTCATAGGCCCCGTATTCATTGGCCTCAGGTGTGTCTGCCCACGCGGACGGCGTCGATTTGAACATCGACGTGTCCTTGATCAGGCCGTCGCTGGCCGCTTTGGCGAGGTTCACCTCGTTCATCTCCTTGCCGTTCACCATGCGCGTGGAGATGTAGGGGGTGATCGCGTCGCCATAGGTCGCGCGCAGTTCATCCAACTGGGCGCGGTTCAGCTTGGCCTGCTTGTTCAGGAAATCGGTGCCGCCTTCCGCCATCGCCAGCATCCGCATGAAGTGCATGTCGGCGGCGATGTTGTCCTTGTTCCCGACGAGGCTGTTGAAGAAACCCTTCACCTTCGGGTTGGCTTGCAGCCACTTGGTCAGGGCCGCGCCCTTCATGCCCGCAGGAACCTGCGTTTCCCACTCGCCTGCCGCTTGGTTGACGATGTTGCCGCCGTGACCGCGCTGCTTGAGGTGGCCGTAGGCGTAGTTTTCCGGGGTGTTGGGCACCTTAATGCCCAGTTTTTCCGCTGCAGCAACAGGCGTCAGGCCCTCATCCTTGACCAGTTGGCCGACGCGCGCCGCATCCGGTCCGAGGGCGCGGTAGAAGCTGGCGATCCGCATGTTTTCAGGCACCTTCGACCCGGTCGAGGTGGCCCCGATTTTCATCATGTAGTCCATCCACTCGGCGTTGCCGCGCTCTTCGCCGAGGCTCTCGACAAACCAGTTCCGCAACTCTTCGGTGTTGTACCAGTCCTCGCCGCCCAGCGTTTTTCCCTTTTCGATGTAGCGGTCGAAGATGGTGCCGATGGGGCTGTTGGGGTCGGTCGCCAGCGGGCCGAGGCGCTGCATGCGCTCAGACACGCCGCGCGCCGGGACGTAGCGGGGATAGCTGCCCAGAGAACGGTCAGGCGCGGCCCCACGGTACTCCGGGCGCGATCCGGCAGGCAGGTCGATGCTGTCGAGGAGGCCGTTCATCGACGGGCCACCGTTGTCGCCGATCATCCCGCTGACGGGCGCGGCGGTCGGGCGCGGCGGCAGCGGCTTGGGCACCTTCGGTGCGGCCTTTGCGGCCTTGCCCACAGGCTTCGCGCCCTTGATGATCTTGCCCAGTACGTCGCCGAAATCAGCCATGTGTCTGTCCTCAGTCCAAAAGGCCCATCGGGCGGGGCCGGGGGCGTGTCAGTTGCAGGAGGTCGATCTGCTGCGGCAGTTCCATCCCGGTTGCGTCGCGGTACAGCTTGCGAATGTGCCCCGCGTACTCTCTGGCCTGCTGGCCCATGTCCTGCGGACCCTTACCAGCCGCCAGAACGCTGTTCATCTCAATCGGGCCTGCGTTGTAGGCCGTCAGGGCGTTGTCCACGTTCCCGCCATAGGCCCGCATCAGATCCCGCAGGTAGGGGTCGCCGAGGGCCATGTTGATCTCAGGGTCGAACAGCAGCGACTTGGCCGTTTCCGGCGTCTCTGACGTCACGTCGTAGCCCATGCGGCGCGCCACATCGAAGACCGATGGGGCGCTGTCGCCGTAGAGGTCGTGGGCATGTTCAGGCTTGACCTGCATCAGGCCGACCGCGCCGCTCTTGGACACGGCCATCGGGTCGCCCCGGCTCTCGCGCTGGATCAGCGCGTTGATCAGGTCGCTGAACTGGAATTGATCGGCCATTACCTTACCCCGTAGCCCAGCGCGCTGGGCGGTGCCTGAATGGCGTTCTGGATGAGCCGCAGAAGCTGCTCATCGCTCAGTTGGCCCAGCGTCGTCGTCGTGATCGCGCCGGGGGCGTAGGGGTCCGCAGGCGGCTGCGCCGGGGTGGCTGCGACGGGTGCCATAGATGTGGGTCCAGACATCGGTCGCGGCGCTGGCCGCGCTGCGGATAGGCGATCCTGATAGCCCATCGGCCTGATGCCGAGGCTGTTCAGGAAATCAGATAGGGGTCCACCCTCGAAGGTCTGACCAGCGCGGCCCGCGCCGCCGCCGTCCAGCATGTCGATCAGGCCCAGATAGTTCGCCATCAGGCGATCCCCTTCAAGTTTCGACGGATCGGTCGTCCCCAGTTGGTGGACGGCGACCCCAGTGACGTCGCGGCATCCCCGGCAAAGGTCAGGAAGACGGCGTCGGCCTTGTCCGGGCTGCGGAGGCCCCGGCGTCGCATGTCGTCCTTGCTCTCGGCCTTCATTTTGCCCGTGCTGGCGAAAGAATACCTGATGCTGGTCATCTCGGCAATCAATTCCCCGTCGCTCGGTAGGCGGCTCCCCCGCTGCTCCAGCCAGCCCCGGAAGCGGAAGATCAGTTCCGTCCTCAGGTTGTTGTACGTCGCCCCAAACGCGGGGGCCTCGCTGACGTTCACGGCACGGACGGGCAGGCCCAGTTCGCGCAGGCGGTCGTGCACGCCGCTGCCCAGACCGATGACGTCCACAAGGATCTCGCTGGGCCGCTCGGACGGCAGCAGGCCGTCGTATTGGGCCTTCACGCGGCCCACGGTCTGCATCAGATCCAGACCCTTCCACGTCTCCACCTCGGTGATGACTGGCCCCCGGCGCTTGGCCAGCGCCGTGCGGTCGCTGCCGAACCGCGCGACGTCCAGCCCCCAGACGGGCTTCGTCGTCGGGCTGGGCTGCACGTCGCGGGCCTTCGCGGCCTCGGCCAGATGCAGCGGGATGATCGTGTCGTCGTCGCCCAGCGGGAACTCACCCAGAACGCGGATGCGGTAGGCGTTGCTGTCGATGCCGTAGCGGGTGGCCATCTCCTCCACGAACTCCGCGCTGACGCGCTTGCTGTCGATGCAGGACCAGTGCAGCGTCAGCCAGTGGCTGGACAGGCGGGTGTGCGTCTCGAAGAACGTGCCGCTCGACCGCGTCGGGTTGCCCGCCAAGATCGTCGTCGCGCTGTGGCCCGACATGCTGCCGGACGCCGCCTCGAAGACCTGTTCCGGCACGCCGCTGGCCTCATCGACCACCAGCAGGACGTTGTCGCTGTGGACCCCGGCCAATGCTTCGGGCTGCTCGGCGCGGCTGGTCCGGGCCGAGATGAACGCCTCGCTGGGCGCGGCGATCAGTTCGATCCTGTCCGTCTTCGTCTCCAGCAGCACCTTCAGCGCGGGCGGCAGTTCATTGATCCACCGCTTCAGTTCCGCGAACAGGGCGTCATAAAGCTGGGCCGTCGTCGGCGCGGTGACGACCACCTTGCACGGAAACCGGAACAGCACGAACCACAGCATCGACCAGCTAAGGCTGGTGGACTTGCCCGTGCCGTGGCCGCTGCGGACGCTGATCTTGCGCTCACCGCGCCCGACCGCCCGCAGCAGGTCGTCTTGGTAATCCTCAGGCGTCGCGCCGAGGATCTCGCGCACGAAGAGGCCGGGGCCTTCCTCCGTCGTGCCGTACCGGGCGATCATATCGTCAAACGGGTTGTCGGTCGTCATTCTGCCGTCCCCTCAATCGTGATCGCCGCGTCGCCGTCGCGCCGCTTCTTCAGGGCGTCCAGATGCAACTGGTTGATGTTGATCGTGACGGTCGGGCCGTTCTTGTTCTGCTGATACCGATCCGGGTTGTTCACCGTCGCCAGCCACTTCCTGACGTCGATGCGCTCCTTGGCCACCGCGATCTGCTCCCGCGTGATCCCGTCCGCATCGGCCAAGTTGTCCGCGATCTGCAGGGCCTCTTCCGCCAGCGCGTCGGCCTGCTCCCGGCGCGCCTCATCGATCATCGGCCTGTAATCTTCGTGGGCGTTCAGGTGTCGGCTCAGGTAGGTTCTGGAACAGCCCAGTTCGTTGGCCAGATCCAAGATCGTGCCGCCGCTGGCGATGTACTCTCTGACGTACTCAGGCCCGCCACGGTCGCCGATCTCGGCCAGCAGCCGCTTCTTCAGTGCTTTCCCCGCCATGTGCTACTCCATTGGTGCCTCGGTGATTGTGGGCGAAATCTCAAAAATTTTCAAGGTGCGGGGGTTTCGTGGGTGGGGCGGGGGGTCGGGTGTTTGGTACTTGGTATGGGGTCGATCCGTGTCAGGCTGCATCGGCAGCGGCCCCCGCCTTAACCCCTCCGGGGCGGGGGGCCTCGCGTTTCCGTGGGCGTTTGGGGCGATCCGGGCCGCGTTCTCCGATAACCCACATTATGTAATATGCGGTCGTCAATGATATCAATGACTTAGCGTTTCATGCCTATCTCCGGTTGAGCGGATGACGTACCTCGACGGTGTCATCGTGCCTCGGCGACGGTGCCTCGGCCCTCGCGCGGGCGCGGGCGCTGCGAGGCGGCGTGCGTCGCAGAGGGGTTTGAGGTGGACCAGACACCACGCACCATGCACCAGACACGCCTGCCGCCTGCCGCCTGCCGCCGCACCAGACACGCCTGTCGCTGCCCCAGATCCTCGGCCCCGGAACGCAAACGGCGGCGACCCTGAGGATCGCCGCCGTCGCTGGCACTGCCACGGCCAGCAGCGGGAGGAAGCGACCGCTGGCGGGCACAGCCATAGCACGACGGGCGACGGGCACGCAACGGCCTCGGTCGGCCACAGCCCCGCCGCGACCCACAACAGCACAACACCGAAAACCCCCAGATTTCATTACTCCTATAGAAAATACATAGTACACCAATATAGTACCTCTACACTACTACACTACCCTCTTATATATCTTCCTATCCTTCCGGTATAGTAGTGGGTGTTGTGACTGTAGTGAAGCACCTAAACCCTTGAACCACATGACATTTCCGGCACAACAGCCACCCCGCCACCGCCTGTTGTGCCCGCCCGACCGGGTGAAGTGGGTGTTGTGGTCGTCACAACACCCTCTCCGCGCCACAACACCCGCTCACATCACCCCACAACGCCCGTGATGCGCCCGTCGCGCGTGGCCTGCTCCAGCGCCGACAGCATCCGGTTCACGTCCGACGCGGGCGCAAGCAGATCGAACCGACGCGACTGCGGCGTCTCGGCCCAGATACCTCGCACGCCCTCCGCTGCCCGGTAGTAGACCGTCAGCAGCTTCTGCCGACCGTCAGGCCCGACGACCGTCTGCCGCGTCGGCATGGCACGCCAGCCCATGCTGCTCTCCGCGCGCAGGATGTCCTGCGCCCTGCGCCACCAGTTCTTCAGGTGGTCGCCCTCGCCCGACGCCGTGACGGCGTTCTGCATGCGCCGCCGCAGATCCTCGTTGGCGATGAAGTCACCCGGCACGCGCGACAGCACGTCACGCAGGATGTCTTCCACGTCGCCCTCGTTCTGCTGCTGCATCACCATGCGGCCCTCGCCGAGGTTCGGTGCCTCACGCACGGCGTCCCAGTCCACCATCACACCACACAGCGCGTCGCGCAGGGCCGTGCCGAACTCAGCCGTGAACACGCCATCGGGACGCCAGCGGTTGACCAGATCCGGCAGGCCCGGACAGTCGATGAATTTGACGTCCTCCTGCATCAGCACCGCGAAGCGGCGGTCATCTACCGTCAGCGGCAGCGCGTTCAGGTGGTTGGTGGCCAGCAGCATCGACGCGAAGATCTCGGCGGAATAGGCGTTGATGTTCTTCTTGCGGATCGCCACCTCGCGCCGCCGGGGATCGACATATGACTTCAGCCGCTCGTAGCTTTCCCGGCGCTTCCACGCCATCGACCCGCCGCCGTCATCGCCCGCCATGACCTCATCGCAGGTCACCAGCACGCTGTCGGCCAGCCAGCCATTGTACTGGCCCTGCCCGCTGCCGCCCATCAGTTCCACGGACGTCACGGGCGACACATTGCGCGACCCGAAGACCGCGCCCAGCATGTCGAACAGCGTGCCACGGCCCGTGCCTTGGATGCTGGCCACCAGCAGCACGCCGCAGCCGATCACCCACGGGCGCTGCACCTTCGCCGCCACCCACATGCGGAACCAGTCACGCTCGGCCTCCACGGGCAGCAGATGGGCGATCAGGGCCTCAAAGGCATCGACGGCATCGATGCCGTCACGACCGACCGGGACATCTTCCGGCGCGCGATAGGTGTTGACGAAGGTGCGACCGCCGATCTCCACCAGCAGGTCACGGCTGTCGGGCCGATACCGATAGCCCGACACATCCACGCGACGCGGGTCGGCCACCCACAAGCCGACCGGGTGAACGGTCTGCTCACCGCCACGCGGCCCGACGACGGTCACGGCGTGCGGCTGCATCAGGGTGCGGAAGTTGGCGATGGTCATCGCCCCCTCGGCAGGCGACGACAGCGGCACGACGCACCGCTGCTCGGACGGCATGTAGACGTACTCTTCCAGCATCGCATCGACCACCAGTTCCATCTGGTCGCGCATCTCAGCGCCAGCGCCCACCGTCGCAGCCTGCGGGGCCGTGGACGGCGTCGCGCCACCGAACAGCGTGCTGCCAGCCGCCAGTTGCTGCAGGCGATCCAGCGCCCCCTGCGGGATCGGGCGCGGTGCCAGCGCGGCGGGGCGGTGCGTCTCGTAGGACGCCGTCTCAAGGATCGACAGGCGACCGTCGCGCGGGTGGATGGAGGCGATGCAGCGCGTCATGTTCACCGCCGCCGCGCCCTCCAGCCACGACGCCGACAGGCGGATGGTGCCGTGCAACTCACACAGCGCCTCCAGATCGGCCAGCCCCATCGTGCCGTGGTCGCGCGTCTCGAAATCCTGCGCGTCCAGATCATAGATCGGCGTCGGGCTGCTGAACCCCGGCTTCGACCGCACGTCGCGCTGCCAGCCCAGTTCATCCAGCACACGCGTGGCCGTGTCGGCGATGGTGACCAACTGGGCGCGCGTCAGGCGCGGCAGATGGTTGAAGTGGACGTCGGCGAGGCCGATGTCGCCCGACCAATAGTACTGCACGGCCACGTTGCCATGCTCATCGATGGTGTGCGCGCCATATGCACCAAACTGACGCCCGCCGCCCTCACCCGCGAACACCTCGACGCGGTGCACCGTCTCATCGCCAGCGGCCTGCCGGAAGCCTGCAGAGGCCAGCCGATAGAACGGCTCCTCACCATCGGCCAGACGGCAGAACCACGCCTCCTTGGCCCCCTTGCCGCGCCGCACGGGCGCATCCTGCAGGATCGACCAGATCTCGGCGGGGATCGCATCCACGATGGCGTCAAGGGCGTCGTCGTCGTTCACGTCCAGATCGATGGCGACCAGACCGCCCTCAATCCGCACGCCCGTGCCGCGCCACTTCAGTTGCTGCGACCACGCATCGATCTGGGCCGCGTCGACGTGCAGATCGGGCCACCCTTTCAGCACACACATCTTGTCCTTGTTCGCCAGCGGAACATAGCCGTTGGCCAGCATGCGGCGGCGCAGGTCCGTCTGTGCCGCGATCTCTTCTGTCTTGTTCATGCTGATCCCCTCAGTCCACGGTCTTGGTGTAATAGAAACTCTCGCTGGCCTCGCACGCGATGGGCAGGCCATCGAAACAGGCGGGGAGGTCCAACATAGCAGTTGTCAGGGCCTCACGCCCAGCCGCTGCATCTTGTGTGTCGGTCAGGGCGATGACCTCATCGTGGGTGTGACCCACAACCAGTTGTGGCCAGTCCCGGTCCAGACGGTAGATGACGTGGCGCAGCAGCGACCCGGCCACGGCCTGCACGGCATTCTCCACCAGCGTGCCGTACCACAGGGCCGCGCGCCCGTAGCCGCGCCGATAGGTCAACTGTTCCTTGATCTCGACCTTCCCGGTCAGCTTGTCGCGCCGCTCCCGGCGCTCCCACTTGATGACAGGGTACAGCAGCGGCCTGCCATCGGGCAGCAGGCAGATCAGCGTGCCGTGCATGTAGTCGGGCAGGTAGACGTAGGTCAGGCGCGTGCCCACGGCGCGTGGATGGCCCGGATTGTGCATGCACCACAGGGCGGCTTCCCATGTGTCGTCCCAATAAGCGCGCGCCCACGGGTTCACGGCACGCCACTTGGACACGATCTCGCCTGCCTCGCCATCGGTGAAGCTGGCCCCATAGTTCCGCGCCATGTTGAACAGGGCACCCTTGCCGCCCCCGAAGCCCAGCGACAGGACGGGCACCTTGCCGTGGCTCTGCCGCTCCTGCTTGGTCACGGCCTTAGCATCCTTGCCGAGGATCGAACCCGCTTGCAGCTTGTAGATGTCGGGCAGGCTGGGATCTGCGTCATTGGCCCGGAAGATGTCCAGCACGGCACCGCCGCCAAACGCCTCGCCCAGCCACGGCAGGACGCGCGCTTCAATGGCCGAATAGTCGGCCCACAGCATCTTCTGCCCCACCGGGGCGGTGAACACGGGCCGGATCAGGCGCGACAGCGTGCGACCGACAGGCCCCTGCTTGGCCAAATCGTCATAGGTACAGTCGGACAGGATGTCGTTGATGATCTCCAGTTCCTTGGCCTGATCGCCGACCGTGGACCGCGTCAGGTTGTGGATCTGCAGGCCGCGCGATGAGAACCGCCCCGTCGCCGCCGCGCCGTTGAAGACGTACTGGCCGCACAGGCGGTCGTCAGCCGTCAGCATCGGCAGCAGCTTGGTGAACTTGCGCGGCGTGGCGCTGGCCCCATAGGCCCGGACCTGCAGCACCTGATAGACCTGCCACTCTTCGTCCGTCAGGCCCTGCTCCGCATCCATCCGCTCCAGATAGGCGATCAGATCCTCGACCCGCGACCGCTCCAGCGAATGCTTTTCCAGCCGCACGACGCCGTCGCCCTCTTCCTCCTGCTCTTCCACCACCTCGCGCAGGAGGATCATCTTGGCTTCGGACAGGTGGTCGATGCGGTCCAGCACCCACGCGCACAGGGCCTCATGCTGGTTGACGGTCCTGATCGCGCCCTCGGTCAGCCTCTGGATGTCGCTGTTGGCCCGGAAGGCGTTGTCCTCGGCCAGCCGCGACGCGGCCTCGGCAAAGGCCCGGTCCACGGGCATGCCGATCTCATTGACCCGCTCACTGGCCCAGTACTGCTGCCACTCCATCAGCGACAGGGGCAGCGTGGCCTGCCACACCGTCCGCATGGGCGGGATGTCGTCCAGCGCGTATTCGCAGAAGGCCAGCCACTGGTCCGGGTACTCTGCCGGGTCGGCGAAGGGCGGCACGCAGAATAGCTGGATCAGGCGCTTGCCTTCGGGCCGCTTCTGGACCTCGGCCTTGGCGATCTTGCCAGCCCCGGCCAGATCGGGCGGGAGGTGCGACCGCACCGCCTGCGCCATGGCGTCAAGGAAGTGTTCCGTCCGCAGCCAAGAGCCGTTCCGCATGCCGCGCGACAGGGAGAGGCGGTCGAAGGCGGCGTTCCATGCGACGAAATGCGCCTCGCCAGCCTCGACCCGCTCGGAGAATGCCCACAGGTCGTCGGGCGCGTCGTTCCAGTCCAGCCAGCCCCCGGCGTGGGCCTGTTCCTGCTTCCAGATTTTTACGGGGCCGTCGCCAATGGCATAGGTCACGATCATCACCCGGAAGGCCGGGTCGGCGCTGTACGGGTAGACGCCCGTGGCCTTCAGGTCGGCCCCGGACAGCGTTTCGGTGTCGATGAAGCAATAGTTCCCGATGTCGGGCGAGAGATAGCTGGTCATCAGTGCACCGTCCCGCTGATGTCGATCATGCGCGCCACCAGTTCATCCGCGAAGCTGTCGATGACGTGGTTGCACTCATCGCACTCGCAGGCGTTGGAGGTCGTGCCGATCACCTCGTACAGGCCAGCGAAGGTGCCCATCGTGACGTGCACGGGCAGGTCGTGCTTGTCGCTCCATTGCGTCATCTCGCCCATCAGGTTGTACAGGATCTGGTACAGATCCATCCACGCCTGCGGCTTCACTTCCACTTTGATCTTGTCGTTCAAGCTGCTTCCTCCAGCAATGCGGCCACCTCGGCACGCGTTTTAATAAACCTGTGTTCACACCCCAGAGCCACAAGGCGGCGCATCCACCACCGCTGGTGCTCCGAGATCACGCCACCCTTGGGGCGCTTCAACTCCACAAACACGACGCGAGGCCCCGGCAGGACGACCAGTCTGTCTGGTACTCCGCGCAGCCCCACAGGGGATAGCTTTATACACACCCCGCCCAACCTGTCCACGCTACTTTTTAGGTGGTCCTCTATTGACGCCTCTTTTGCGACCATCTATGTACCTCCTCAGTGAACACCGGAGTACGACATGATCGACCTGAACGCAATGCGCCTGCCGGAGGCCGACGGCCCCCGCGAACAGGTGAAGACATTCCTGACGCCTGAGGCCCGCGCCCGCGTCAAAGCCGCAGCAGCGTACACGGGACGCCCGGAGTACCTGATCGTGGAGGCCGCGATCATGGCGGCTGTCCCGGTCGTCGCAAAGGACGCGACGGCCTGACCAATACCGTGCTGGGTCGGTTCCACCCAGTGTGACATCCTCGGAGGAAGAGACGATGTTTGGACTTTTGAAAGACAAGTTCAGTGGCGGCGCTGCCCGCATGAACGGCAAGCTGGACCTGCTGGAGGGCATCTGTGCCGCTGGCGTGCTGGTCGGCGCTGCTGACGGCGATCTGTCGGACGACGAAGCGGCGACCGCTCTGGACCGTCTGGTGAACCATGAGGTGCTGTCCAAGGCATTCTCTGGCACCCAGATCGAAACCGCCTTCGACAAGCAGGCCAAGCGCGCCAAGAGCGGCATGTCGGGCCGTCTGGCGCTGCGCCGTGAGGTCGAAGACGTGAAGAACAAATCCTCCATGGATGAGTGCGAGATGCTGCTGGTCATCGCCATCGACGTGGCGGCGACCGATGGCGACATCGGCCCCAAAGAGATGGCCGTCCTGCGGACCATCGCGCAGGCGATGGGCCTGTCGCTTGATCGGTACATCGGCTGATGTTCGACAAGCTGAAGGGCAAGGGGGGCGAACTCCTGATCACCCTCACCGCCGCCGGGATGCTGCTGTCCGTGGCGCTGGGCATTGTCGGCGATGCGATGCTGATCGGCATCGTCGGCTTCTGGGGCTGGTTCATCGCCACCCCGGAGGACAAGGCATGACGACCTATGAGATGCTCGACATCGGCCTGTCATGCGCCATCATCGTCCTGCTGCTGATCGACTGGCTGGACGAAGACGAGTAATCGGTGGGGCGTCCGCGCCCCACCCCACCAGCAACACCAACGGGGGTGCCCGATGATCATCAACAAGGGTTTCACGGACAGGTCAAACGTCAGCCTGATCAGCACGCCGCGCGCCGCCGACACGGCCCGCGTTGAGACGGTGAACATCCTGCGCCGCCGTGCCTCGCTATCGAATAGCCGGGCACCCATGGACGTCGTCATGATCCGCGACAATGAGGGCATGACGCGTGACATCGTGACGGGCGTGCCGCCGTCATTCAATGCCGAGGCCCGCGCCGCGTGGGCCAAACGCCGGGAAGATGCAATGATTGAAGGACTGTTCAAATGACCAAAGGTGAATACCGCGTCGGGATCTCGTTCAACCCGTCAGGCGATGACATCGTCGGTCGGATTAAGAGCATGGCTGCGGCCATGATCGATTTCATCGACGGCATCGAGACGCCTGACAGCGGGCTGTCTCCGCAGGGGGTGGAGGTGGCCCGGTGCAAGGCGCTGGCCCAGACCCATATCGAAGACGCGGCCATGTGGGCGGTGAAGGCGGCAACGAAGGGACCGATGGCATGACTGCCCAGCACCTGACCCCGGAAGAACACAGCGACATCGTCGGCGGTTCGACCGCCGCGCGTCGCATGGGTTGCCCGCGCAGCTATCGGCTGGAGCAACTGGTCCCCAAGGATGAGCGGGGCAGCGAATACGCCCGCGAGGGCACCGCGCTGCACGAACTGATGGCCATGGCCCTGCGCGATGGCCTAGAGCCGACCGAGATCCTGCCGTACACCTTCACGGCGTCGGACGGGTCGTGGTCGTTCACTGTGGACCGCGACCTGTGGGACGACAAGGGTGAGCCTGCGCTGGCCGCGTTTGACAAGTTCTGCGCCCAGATGGAGCAGGAGATCGGCGACGACATGCACATGCTGGTGGAGCGGCGCGTGGCCGTCCCCGGCATCCCCGGTGCCTTCGGGACGTCCGACATCATTGCCCGGTGCGGGGCCGAACTGTTCGTCATGGACTGGAAGTTTGGCTTCAAGACGGTGGACGCGACCGAGAACAAGCAACTGATGTTCTACGCCGCTGGGGCGCTGAACACGGAGCGGGCGTGGATCACGGACGAACTGGCCAGTGACCCCACGACGCCCGTCACGCTGGCGATCATCCAGCCGCTGAACGCCCAGAGCGGCAATGACATCGTCCAGCACTGGACGACGTCGGTCGGCGATCTGGCCCTGTACATGCAGAACCTGCAGACGGCGGTCGAAGAGGCCCAGAAGGACGACGCCCGGATCGCCAAGGGCAAGTGGTGTGACTTCGCCCGCTGCAAGACCGTCTGCCCGCTCCACCTGAACGCCGTGGGCGCGCTGGGCGAGAAGCTGGAGGCCCTCAAGGAACGCCAGAAGGCATCCAACGGGTCGCCCGAAGACCGCATTGATTGGGGCCAGCGGTACGCTGAACTGCTGGAACTGGCCGATCTGGTGGACCCGCTGGTGGCCGAGATCCACGCGCAGGCGCACGCCTATGTCGAACAGGGCAGCACCATCCCCGGCTATGCGCTGGAGGCCAAGAAGGCAGGCGCGCGGTCGTGGGCGGTGGAAGAGCGGCTGCTGAAACTGTTCTTCAAGCGGCACCGCGTGAAGATGGACGAATGGACCGAGCGCAAGCTGAAGTCCCCCGCGCAGATCGAAAAGATCATGAAGGCGCGCGGCGTCGAGGTGCCGAAGCATTATGTCGCTGCTGGCGTCAGCAGCGGAACAAAGTTGTCGCGCGTCGAAAAGGTGAAGCGCCCGGTGCAAAGCGTGCCGGAACGCCTGCGTGCCTTGTCTGACGCGTTGCTGGGCCGTAAGGTCTGACAGGCGGCGTCACCTGCCCAGTGGTGAGGTGCGGCGCTGCCGAGACAGGAAACAGGATATAGGAGAAAACCATGTCCAACGCGATCACGAACCCCGGTGCAACTGGCCTTGCGGCCCTCGCAAGCCTCCGCAGCGGCCTCGCCCAAGTCCGGGCATCCATCCCCGCCTCTGTCGGCGGTTCGCCCCTCCTGCGCCTTCTGAAAGACGGCCAGTGGGTCGCCGGGTCGGAAGACACGGTCATCCGGGCGGGCACCGAGGTCATCGCCAACCCGCTGTCGTTCCAAGCTGGCTATTCCTGCTGGACCAACCGCGCGCCGGGGCAGGGCAAGAACGAACTGCTGGGCGAAGAGATGTGGGGCATCAACGCCGTGAAGCCCCCGGCCTCGACCCTGCCTGTGCACCACGATCCGCGCACGCAGGAACTGTGCCAGTGGAAGGACATCATGTCGGTTGACATGAAGGTCTTGGACGGCGCGATGGTCGGCCAGCAGATCATCTACAAGGCGTCGTCGGTCGGCGGCACGCGCGCCCTTTCGGCGCTGCTGGACGCCGTGATGGCCAAGATCGACACGGGCAGCGAATACGTGTTCCCGGTCATCACCCTGTCGTCGGACAGCTACAACCACAACAGCTACGGGCGCACCTATGTCCCCGTGCTGGAGATCGTGGGCTGGGCTGACATGCAGGGCCGCGAGGAAGATGCCGACGCGCCTGCCGCCGTGGACACGGTGGTGAAGGCCGCAGCGGCCCCGGCGCGCAAGGCCGAGCCTGCGCCCGCCCCGGAACCGACCCCGGAACCGGAAGCGGCCCCGGTCGGTCGCCGCCGCCGCATCTGATCAGAGCAAACACGCCTCCCGCCGACAGGCGGGGGGCGACCTATGCAAGCACACAGCACGCAGGTTCAGCATGCCAGACCCGATACCTCGCCTGAGGGGCAGGTTCAGCAAATGGCCGACGAAGACCGTGACGGTAGTCAACCGCTCCGTCACGATGGCCATCGATGGACGCCTCCCCCGTATACCGATCACCATGCCCGCGCCGCCGTGGGACAACACAAGCAAGAAAGACGCCAGCCATGCCGATGACTGAAATCGAGATCACCAACATCCTGACCACCAAGACGGCCTTCGCCGTCACGTCAGGCCCACGGCGCGAGAGCGTGTTCATCCCCGGACGGGTGGCCGAACTGTGCAGCCTGTACGTCGGCCAGCGCGTGGAGGCGATGCTGGTGCCCAACACCACGCAGCCTGAGAAGACCCCGTGGCTGGCGCAGTACATCTCGCAGGACACGGTGCTGATCGGCATGCTGGAGCAGGACATCCGCGACGATCTGGCGCGCGGCCCTGCGACGGCGACACAGGTCGCCCGTAGCATCGGCCAGCCTGTGGATCTGGTCGCCCGCAAGATGCGCGCGATGTGCGTCGGCCTGAACGCGCTGGTGCGGGATGAGATCTTCGCCCTGTCCATGGAAGACCTACTGGCGGAAGAGGAGTGAGACCATGGCGTACTGGACCATCATGTGGATCACCATGCTGTCTGGCCCCTACGCGGGGCAGGGATCGTTCATGGTCTACCCGTCGCTGGAGGCGTGCGAGAACGCGCTGATGCCCGTCAGCGACACGCTGCCCTACGAGCACAACCTGATCTGCGAAGAGACGCCGACGCCGTCGTCGTCGCTGCGCCCGAAGCGTCGCCCGGAGGGGCTGGGGCTGTGACGGATGAGGTCGCCTGCACACGCCAGTGCCGGGGCGGGGATTACTGCAAGCGGGTGGTGCGGGGCGGCGTGACGTATCGCTGCCCCGCCGCCCTCGCCGCCGCGCTAGGGGTGACGCGCAGCGCCGTCTACCAGTCGCTGCACCGCTACGGTGACGCCGAGCATTGCGGGGTCCGCAAGGGCATCAAACCCGGCACCCAGCTTGGCAACCACCGCAAACCCATCAAGTTCGGGCCGCACCAGTGGCCCAGCATCACCGCGATGGCGCTGGATCTCGGCGTCAGCCGCCGCCTGCTGGGTTATCAACTGAAGACCGCGCCGCAGGCCGTGCTGGCGCTGGTGATGAGGATCAAGGGATGACCGACGAAGAACTGATCGCACGGCTGCGGGACTGGCCATATCAGGGCGAAACAATGGCAGGAGAAGCCGCCGACCGGATTGAGGCGCTGGTGAATGTTCGCCATGCGGACGCATTGGAACTGCTTGCTGCCAATATCCGCGCCGAGAGGCTGGAGGCGGCGCTGCGGGAGATCGAGAGCATCTCAGTCCACAGCGGCGGTGAGGTCCATGGCGTCACCGCTCTTCAATGGGAGTTGGCGTTTGCACATGCCCAAGACATTGCCAGCGCCGCGCTGAAATGAGCAACGGCAGCGAACTGAAATCACCGGGCGCGATGGCGCTGCGGGCGGCGGGGTACAAGCCCTGCCCCCGCTGGTGGCTGACGCAGGAACAGATGGACCTTGTCGAGTACATGGCCAAGCAGAATGAAGACGCGGTCAACCAGATCAGGGCCGAGGCGGTCAGGCCCGGAGCAATGAAACCAGAGACAGGCAAACAGGTGTGGCATGAGAACGCGCGACCAACTGCGACCAGTGCAGCGGCGACTGATCGATGAGATGATCACCAGCGAGGGCGTCGGCATCGTCCTCGGCATGGGCGGCGGCAAGACGGCCTGCGCCCTGACGGCTATCGCGGACCTCATTGCCGGGGCCGAGATCCGCGCCGCCATCGTCATCGCCCCAAAGCGGGTGGCGCTGTCCACATGGCCGCGCGAGGTGGAGGTCTGGGAGCATCTCGCCGATCTGGACGTCGGCATCCTCGGCGGCAACCGCGACCGCCGCGACCGCGTCCTGCGGGAGCGGCACGACGTCTATGTCTGCGGCATCGACAACCTGCCGTGGCTGCTGGACGAACTGAAGGCCCTGCCGGATCACCCCGGCCTCGACCAGTTGGTCATCGATGAACTGTCGCGCTTCAAGAACCCACGCGGCAGCAGGGCCAAGGCCCTGAACCGCGCCAGCGCCCGTTTTGGGGCCATCTGGGGCCTGACAGGCACGCCGAGGCCCGGAGGGTGGGAAGACGTCTGGATGCCCCTGCAGATCGTCTCCAAGGGCCGCGCATGGGGCATGTCGTTTGACCCGTGGCGTGAGCAGCATTTCATGGCCTTGGATTTCCACCGCCGCAAGTGGTCGGTGCGACCCGATGCCCTGCCTGCAATCCAGCGCGTCATCGACCAGTGGATGGTGACGATCCCCCGCGAGGACACCGTGGACGTGCCCTTCGTGTCTGGCCCGGACCACGACATCATCGTCGCCCTATCGCCCGCCGCGCTGGCCGACGCGGAGAGCATGGAGCGCGACCTGCTGCTGTCGCTGGGCCGTGAGGGCACGACGCTGGCCGACATCGACCCGACCGACGACAGCCTGCTGGTGGCCCTGTCCGAGGGCGTGGCCAGCGGCAAGCTGTCCCAGATCATGCAGGGCTATGTCTATCAGGACGGGCAAGCGGTCCAGTTCTACGACGCGGGCAAGGCCGACGCGCTGGTGGACTTCGTGGCCGATCTGGACGGCGAACCGCTGATCATCTGCTACTGGTTCGAGGAAGACCTGAAGCTGCTGAAGGAACTGTACCCTGACATGCCGCACCTTGGCGCTGGCGTCAGCGACAAGCGCGCCGACCAGACCATCGAAGACTGGAACGCGGGACGTCTATCGCTGCTGGCCCTGCACCCGGCCAGCGCGGGCCACGGCCTGAACCTGCAATTCGGCGGCGCACGGATGCTGTTCTATGCGATGCCGTGGTCGCCCGAACTGTATGCCCAGACGGTCAAGCGGCTGGCCCGTCCGGGGCAGACCAAACCCGTCTTCGTCCACCGCCTGCTGGCGGATCACCCCTACGAGCAACTGCGCCTGCGCCGGGTCGAGAGCAAGATCGATGCGGAGCAGGACTTCATCGCCAACCTGAGGAGGATCTGATGATCTTGAACGGCCAACTGCTGCTTGATGCGGCACCCCTGCGCGGGATGGTGCGCGAGAAACGACGCGAACACGGCGTCAGCTACGGGCTGACCGAGGCCGGGTACGACATCCGCATCAAGCAGGAGGTCATCTTCCGCCCGCACTTGGGTGGCTTTCAGGCCCTTGTCGATGGGCTGGCCGTTGACTTCAAGGGCGACCGGATCGGGGAACGCTTCGCCTTGGCGTCGGCCATCGAAGAGTTTCAGATGCCTGAGCATCTGGTGGGCGTCGTCCACGACAAATCGACGTGGGCGCGCAAGCGCCTGTCGGTCCTGAACACCGTGGTGGAGCCGGGGTGGAAGGGGTTCTTGACCCTCGAACTGGTCTACCACGGGCACGATCACCTTGTGATCCCGGCGGGCGCTGGCATCGCCCAGATCCTGTTCCATGAGTTGCACGCGCCTGCCACGTACACGGGCAAATACCAGCACCAAGAGGATCGCCCCGTGGAGGCCCGCCATGAGTGAGGGACGCAAGGATGACGGCGGCAAGCCCCGCCACGATTTGATCCCGCCCGAACTGAACGACGCCGTGGCGCGCGTTCTGGCCTTCGGCGCGGACAAGTACGGGCCGAGGAACTGGGAAAGGGGGATGGCATGGGGCAGGCCCTTTGCGGCCCTGATGCGCCACATGTGGGCGTGGTGGGGCAATGAGGCCCGCGACCCGGAGACGGGCATGTCGCACCTGTGGCACGCGGCCTGCTGCATCGCCTTCCTGATCGCCTTTGAGGCGCGGAGCATCGGCGAGGACGACCGGGCCAAACAAATTCCTGATGAAGGTACTTGAACAGGTACTTCATTGCGCCTATGTACAGGGGGCGGGCGGCACAGTGTCGCCCGCACCAGACAGGACACAGGCACATGGCACTGCGCGCGATCAGCACCGAATGGAAATACGTTAAATCCTACGCCAGCGAGGCGAACCTGATGAAGCGGATCGAAGAGGACCGCGACATGTACCCGGAACACGATGACCGCTTCATGGTCGTCCGCACGCCCGAAGGCCGCTGGACCGCCATCGTGATCCTCGACAAGGCGACGGGCGGCTACGTGGGCCGCTACGACGGCTTCATGAAGGTCTGACGCCATGACCCAGTTTATCGCCCGCCGCAACTACAGAGGCAACCTCACCCTGAACGTCGGAGACGTGCGCTTCGGCACGATCTTCCTTCGGGGCGACGGAACCATCAGCGGCGCTGCCTTTGTGGATGACGACGTCGCCACTTGCTTCAGGGGCCTGCGGCAGATGCCTGCCGACACGGTCCCGCAGGCGCTGGCCCGCGCCCGCCGCGCCTATGAGTTGGCCAGCCATGACTGACATCGACCGCATCCTGAACGAACTGGGCGTCATCGCGCGCCCAGCCCCCACCCCGCCCACCAACCGCCCCGCAGGCCAGCCCGCCGACTGGCGCGGCGTCTGGTATCGCGACGGCAACATTCCCCACTGACCCGGAGACTGACCCATGACCGCGCCCATGCCGTCGCTGCACTTCTACGCCAACGACATCGATGACCTGATCCGGGCCGTGGAGGAACGCGGCGTTCACCCGACCGAGACGGACGTCATCGTCCGGGCGATGAAAGATCTGCTGGCCGAGGCCGCGACGGCCCAGCGCGAGGCGCGCGAGGCGCAGACCTATCGCGCCAACGGCGAGGCCGAGGAACTGGCCGATCTGCGCGTCGATCTGGCCCGCGCCAAGGACCGGATCGCCGATCTGGAAATCCGCCTGCACGACGCACGCAGAAAAGTTCGTTGAGGGTACTTGACCCAAGTCTGACGAACACCTAAGTACATGAGGCGGGCGACACGGTGTCGCCCGCGCCAGACAGGAAACAGGAAACACGCCATGACCATGATGAACCTCGGCCCCCGCTTCGGCTTCACCCGCAACACCGCCCTGACGGAAGCCGAACTGCGCCACGCCGCGCCGTCGCTGTTCGCCACTGAGGCCCACCACAGCCGCTCGGATCGCTTCGCCCCCGTGCCGACCATCGATATCGTGCGCGGCCTCCAGCGCGAAGGTTTCGAGGTCTTTTCGGCCTCGCAGGCCAAGACCCGCGACGCCAGCAAGCGCGACTTCACCAAGCACATGGTGCGCCTGCGGAACCCGTCCTTCCGTCAGGCCGACAACGGCGACACCTTTGAGATCGTCCTGATCAACGGCAACGACGGGTCGTCCGCGTACCGCATGATGCCGGGGTTCTTCCGCATGGTCTGCTCCAACGGCCTGATCGTCGGCGAGACTGTCGGCGAGGTCCGCGTGCGCCACAGCGGCAGCGCCATGGATGACGTCATCGAAGGCGCGTACACCGTGCTGGCCGACGCCCCGAAGGTGCTGGATCGCGTGGACACCTTCCGCCGCACCTCGCTGACCCGCGATGAGGCCATGGCCTTCGCCTCGGCGGCGCACACCCTGCGCTTCCCCAACGCCGCGCTGGACATCGAAGATGCCGACTTCTCCCCGGCCCCGGTCGATGCCAGCCGCCTGCTGTCGGCCCGCCGTCAGGCCGACGTGTCGGAACGGTCGAACCTGTGGGGCGTGTTCAACGTCGTGCAAGAGAATGTCGTGCGCGGTGGCCAGAAGGGCTGGGTGGAACGCCGCGACGGCAAGGGCCGCGTCAACGTGCGCCGCGCCTCGACCCGCGCCGTGGAGGGCATCGACGGCAACCGGGATCTGAACCGCGCCCTGTGGACGCTGGCCGAAGAGATGGCCAAACTGAAAGGGGCCGCGTGATGCGGCCCCGGATCTCGGACGCGCTGGGCGTCTTCGCTCTCTTCGGACTGTTAGTCCTGTTCCTAAACGTGACGCCGGGGTGATCCCCCGGCGTTACGCCGTTTCGGCGGGCGGCGTCAGGCCCATCAGGGCCAGCGCATCCAGCCCCGGCAGGCCGATCAGGATCGTGATCGCCGTGGGCGTCGCCAGCGTGTGCGGCGTCGCCTCGCAGCCATCGATGACGCCCGACGCGACGCGGTACTGGTTGCCCGCCGCGTCGGCCCAGATCGGGGCCGTCTCGGCGTTGATGGCGTCGTGCGTCAGGCTCACGGGGCAGGCGATGGTCACGGTCATCAGTAGGCTCCCGTCTTGGTGTTCAGCCAGTTTTCGGTGGCGGTGATCGTGTCCGCGCTCATGTTCGGCCCGAAGCGGACCACAAGGCCGTACAGTTGGCCGTTGAACGGCAGCGTCGCCCCGGCGCGACGCCCGATGTAGAGCGGATAGGCGAGGAAACCACCTGTCCCCAGCGTTTGGGCACCCGTCAGTTCCACGGTGTTTGTGCGGAGAGTGAGGCTGGGGGCGGCGATGTCTGCGAGGCCCGTCACGACCGCCGTGTGCGGCGCTGGGGCTGCGAGAGAGGTGCGTGTGACCAGTGTGCCCGACCCCCGTGCCGCCACCTGATACGCTTGCGTCGCGCCGCTTGCAGGCGCAAGCAGCCAGAACGTGCCCGTGTTGGACGCGGCGGTGGCGCTGCTTTCCACCAAGACAGCGGCGGTCACCGTATCGACCAATTTTCTGATGCCCGCAAACGCCTGCACCTTGTCGGTCCCCGGCGTGATGGTGCCCGTGACAAGGAAATCATCGACGCCGTCAAACAACAGGTACGGTCGGCCCGTGCCGTCGATCTGGTAGATCGGGCGGGACGCCGCCGTGCCCTGAAACGCGTGCACCCCGGCGATCTCTTTGACGGAGATCGATCGGATGGTGCCCGCGAAGGCCGCGTCGTTCAGGAAGCCGATCTGGGTCGCGCCTGTCGGGGCGATCAGGTACTGGACGCTGAAACCGGAGGCGACGGCCACGCCCGCCACAATGGCCTGCGAGAGGTTGTTCATGAACCACGGCGTGATGACACCCGCCGTGAGGGTGGACTGGATCACGATGCGGTAGAGGCGACCCTCCGTCACGCTGATCGCCTGCCGGATGTTGGTGGCGGTGCCTGCGGTCTTCACCGCCTGCCCGCCGCCGACCGTCCAGCCCGACCCGAAGGTCCAGTTGGCGCTGCTGGCGAACTGGCCATCCGTGATCAGTTCCGTGCCCGCAGCCGCGCCGCGTGACTTGTCCAGCATCAGGCCGACAGGCTGGCCTGCCGCCGTGACAGGTGTCGTCCCCGCGCTGTCTTGGAACAGCGTGGTCAGGTCTGAAGGATCGTACCAGACACCCGGCTCTGCGAGGGCGAACAGGCCCGGAACCGGGCTTCCCCACGGCTGCGAGTTGATCCACGCGTCGATCTTCTGGATGCCGCTGTCATAGATCGTCTGCGCGCTGAAATCTGTCTTCGGCAGCGAAATATTGTTGCGCGGCTCATGCCAGCGATGCGTCGGCGTGTTCAACTCGTCGGCCATGTCAGAACCCCTTGACGCGCAGGCGGGCGAAATCGCCGTCTGCCAGTTTCTTTCTGACGTGGGCAGCAAAGCCCTGCGTCCCGACAGCTTCGCCGCACTCTGCGGCCCACTGCTCGGCCACCACCAGCGGGATGCGCCCAACAAGGCGGAACGCCGCGTCGCCGTGCATGGACGGGGCGATGTCGGCCAGCGCCTTGTTGTCGTCCAGCAGGCTCTCGACGTTCTGGCTGCGGCTGACGATCAGCTTGCCGTCCTGTTCGATCATCCGCTCGTTGACGTCGTAATGTTTGAACGGGTCGGCGTTCACGACGCGGCCTCCTCATCCTCGGCGGTGCGGCGGCGGCGGGCGGCGGTCTTTGCGGTGGTGGCGCTGATGATCTCAGCGAAGCCATTGGCCACCAGAACGGCGGCGTCTTCGTCGGAAACCTCGACTTCCGCACCGAGCGGCTGCGGATGGCCCGCAGCCCACGGCTGGCGGGCGCTGGTGATCTTGATCGTTGGCATGGGTGCTTCCCCTCAGGCAGTGAAGAGACGGCCCCGTGGGGCCGTCTCAGGTCAGTTTAGGCTCACAGCGCGCCGTTGATGTCGGCGATGACGCCGTGCGCGGCCTGCGTGTCCACTTGCAGACCGTATTCGCACGAAATCATGCGGCGCTCGGCGTGCCCGGTGCGGGCCAGCGGGCGCTGCTTGACGTTCTGGAGGAACGCCACGCGGGCATAGTTCGGGTCCAGCACGAACACGTCACGGGCCGCAACGGTGCGGGTTTCGAGGAAGCGCGACGGCACGATCTGCAGGGTGCCGAAGTCCGACACGTAGATGTCGATGGCCGCGACCAGCTTCTTCTTGTCGGTCATGTCCTGATACTTGGTGGCCGAACCAGTGAAGGTCGAAGAGATCTTCTGCTTCACGGCAGAGCCGCACAGGACGATGGACGGCTCCGCGCCGTTGTTCCAGCACGACGCGATGACGGTCTTCAGCATGTCTTCGGTCAGCGCGCGGGCGGTGCCATCGGTCGCAGCCGCGTTGGGGAAGCCCGACGTGGTGCCCGACAGGGTGCCGTTTGCGCCGCCGACGCCGCGCGAGACGTTGGAGGTCAGGAAGGCGGGCAGGCCAGCGGTGACGCGGGCGGTGGTGGAGTTGCCCGCGACGGCGGCGACGTTGGAGGTCAGCATGACTTCCATGTCGCGCTTCAGTTCCTTCAGCTTGAAGGCAACCTGCTTGGCCAGCGTCTGGATGTCAGCCGCGCCGTTGACGACCTCGGCGGTGTCCGAGACTTCCACGACCTTGTCCGAGATCTGGGTGTAGTTGCCCAGACGCACGGCGTTGGTCGCGGTGTCGTTGCCGGGGCTGTCTTCGCCTTCCAACACGCGGTTGGTGGTCGGCGACGCCAGCGTCACGACGGGCCACTCGAAGTAGGTGTTGCCCACCGACTTGCGGCCAACGGCGGCTTGGAACGGGGTCTCGGTGGACGAGATGGAGATGTACGCATCCTGAAGGTCTTCGCGGATGGTGCGGACATCATAGGTGATGTTGGTGTTCGCGGTGATCGACATGGCGTCGCTCCTATTGGGTGGGTTCAGGTCAGGAGGAAGCGCGCGACATCGTCCACGCTCCCGGTGCGTTTCATCTGGCTCTTGGCCTGCTCAACCTTCACACGCTTGCCCTGCTGCGGCGCAACCTTGGCCCCCGGCTTCAGCGTCGGGGTCTTCGGCTGCTCGGCCCGCTTTTCGGCCACGGCCTTGCCTGACATCAGCCGCCGATACTGGGCGGCGTCGTGCAGGACGCGGAGTGCGCGATGGTCTGCCACCTGACGCAATTCCTCTTGGCTGTAGCCGTAGACCTCCATGCCTGTCGCCAGCAGATCCTGCTTGATCTTCGCCGCCGTTTCCGGGTTGGCGAAGGCGGGGATCGCCTGCGTCAGCAACTGCTTCTGTTCGGCGAGAAACGCGGCGTGCGTCTGCTGCTGCGCCTGCGTCTGCCGTTCAGTCAGTTCTTGGATGGCCGACTGGGCCTGTTGGTACGCTGCGAGGTCGTTGTCATACTGAACGCGGGCCTCAAGGTAGCCGATGGGGTCGCGTTGCAGGAGGGCTTGGTCAGGCATCTTCGGCGGCTGCATGGGGACCGACCCCGTCTGCATGGCCTGAATGAACTGAGCCGCCTGCTGGCGCTCGGCTTGCAGCGCCGCGTAGACTTGCGAGACCTCTTGTTTGGCCTCGGCAACCTGTCGCATGCCCTGCTGGATGTAGGCTTGTCCCGAATAGCCCCGGAGTAGTTCGCTCAGGGGAACCTGCTGGTCGCGCCCGTCCACCTTCACGGTGAACAGTTGCTCGGCTGGTTCGTCCTCGGCGTCGTCCGCTTCGCCTTCGTCTGCGCCTTCGTCCTCATCCGCCGCGTCGGCCTGATCGGCGTCGTCGGCGTCGTCCTCGGTCGCGTCGGGCTGGTCTTGTGCGTCGTCCGCTTTGGACTGCACCAGCGCCTCATCGTCCTGTTCATCGTCTTGCGACGGCCCGTCGATCAGACTTGCCGCCACGGCATCGATGTCGTTTCCGTCAAATGCAGTCGTGTCAGACACGGTGCTGCCCCTTCACATTGCGCCGCTCAAGCAGCTTGCCGTCCGTCACATACGACGCAAGCTGGTCCTTCAGCAGACGCAGCGCCCGGACCATCCGGTGCGCCTCCATGAGTTGTTCAGCATCGCACACATTCTCAGTGAAGATGCTGATCTGTGCGTTTTGTACCACATCGAACGCCTCATTGAGAAGGGGGTCGGCCAGCAGGGTCTTGGCGTGGGCCGCGCGCTGCACCTTGTCCATCACATCATGCCCCCGTTACCGGGTGCCTGCGGCGGCTGCGCGGCCATCTGCATGGCCTGCCCGTTCATCTGCTGCTCGGCCTTGATCCGGGCCGTGTCCACGGCCACGCCGTATTTGGCGGCGATCTGCGCCATGGCGATCTCCATGTCCTGCAGCATGCGGTCGCGCTCCCGGTCGTCCTGCATCTGGGCCTTGACGAACTCCAGTTGCATGCGCTGGGCGTCGCTGGTCAGCTTGGCCTGCGCCTTGATCTGCTCGGCGGCGACCATGGCCTGCGCCGGGTCGCCCTGCGGCGGCTGCTGGCCCTGCTGCGGCTGGCCCTGCGGCTGCTGCGGCTGGATCGGCAGGAAGTACCGATCCACATTCGACACGCCGTTCAGCGACAGGATGTCGGCCAGCGTGTTGCGAAGCTGCGAGATGCCCGCCAGCGGGTTGCCGGGGCCGTAGGCTTGGATCGCCTGCAACTGGATCTGCAGGGTCTGGCCCAGCACGGCGGTCTTCTGTTCCTCGCGGCCAGTGCCGAGGCCGACGTTGACGGTCGCGTCCAGTTCCGCGTCCCAGACGCGGGGGTCCATCGGCGTGTAGTTGCCGTTGATCCGCAGCATCTCGGCCTTGATGCTGTGCTTCGCCATCAGGCGCAGGATCTGGGTGAACAGGCGGCGCATGCCAGTGTACGCAAGGTTGGCCACCATGACCTCGACCTGTCCCGCAGCGGCGCTGACGGTGGCCGTGACGGCGGCGCGGGTGGTGGACTGCATGGCGTCGGGGTCCAGCCCCATGCTGGCGCGCGTGACGCCCGTCTTCACCTCGACCATCTGATCGACGTACTGGAGGGCGGGCAGCGTCTGGCCAGCCACAAAGGGCACGGTCAGATCGCGCAGCATCCCCGGCGCGCGGACGCGGACGACGCCCCCGATCTCGTTGTTCATCAGGTCGTCCATGTTGACCTGACCCTCGACCGCCTCGGCGCGCGGCTGGTTGGTCATCTGGACGTTGTCCAAGATGCCGCGCAGGATCGCCGTCGCGGCGTCCTGATCCTGTTCGATGATCTCGACAAGGCTGCGCCCGAAGTACGTGTGCGGCTCAGGATCGACGTGCCAGCCCGCGAAGGGGTGGTCATCGACAGGCTCATAGGCCAGCAGGCGGTTGGCCGATCCACCCAGCAGGAACTTGTGGAGGATCGGGACGCCCGTGCCGTCCACGTCGATCCGCATGTACGCCTCGCTGATGGTCACCAGCTTCATCGCCGGGTCCAGCGCGTTTTCGTCCTCATCGCGGTTGACGGGGTAGCGGCGGTATTCCTCTTCCTCCTGATCGCGCATGTCGGGGGCACCGCCCACATCCAGCGCCATCACCTTGTCCTCATCGATGCCCATGGCGATGACATCCGCCACCCGCATGTTGGTGCGGTGGCCGATGACGTAGAAGTCTTCGTCCGACCGCGCGTCGCGGTCGATGAAGAACTCTTCGGGCGGCACGGTCGTGATGCACAGCTTGCCCGCCGGGTTGCGGCGCATGACGCGGACGTCGTGCAACTGGGGAAGCGGGTCGGGCATCTGCGGCAGTTGCGCCGGGTCGATGGGCTGGCCAGCGGCTGCGGCCTGTTGGGCCATAGCCTGCGCCTGCGCGATCTGCTGCTGCAGGGCGGCGATGGTCTGCTCATCGGGGCGTGCGCTCTCGCGCATGATCTCGACGCCGGGGGTGCTGACGACGGCCTGATACTGGGCGTCGTCCAGATCGGTGAAGTCATAGACCTTCGGGTTGTCGTATTCGGCCCAGTAGGCTTTGGTGAACCCGGCCTTCTTCACCAGCGCGTCGTGCGTGACGTCGCGCAGGATCTGGAAGCCGTTGTGCTGGCGGAACTTGGCGGCAGCGTACAGGCTGGCCTGCTCCATGCTGGCGACGTCTTCCGGGCCGCTGGGGACGAACTCCACAGGCCGCTCGGACGTCATGAAGACGCGCTGGATGGACGGCTTCACGGCCCGGATGGTGTCCCGGCACTTGGTGGCCACGACGCTGCTGCGCCCCTCTTCCGCGCCGATGTCCACGTCGCCGTCGAAGTACTTCTGGGCCTTGATGCGCTTGTCGGCGATCTCATCCGAGATGAAATTGATGGCGTCGTCCACCGCTTGGCTGACGATGGCCTCAATGGCGTCTTCGTCCATCGGGCTGAACGGTTCGGACGTGTCGGCCTCATCCTCATCGGTCGATGTGTCCATGTCGGACATCACCATGTTGATTTCATCTTCATCCGCCAGTTCGACGTCGGGGCCATAGGTGGGACGTTTTGCCATCGTGTACTCCATTCAGCCCGTTATCTGCGGTCTTCGGTCGGCTGCGCGACGGCTTGCGCCCCCGCCCCAGTCAGATAGGCCGTCAGCGCCGCGCGCATGCGTTGCTTGCCCTGATCAGACAGGGGGCGTCCAGAGATGACCTTTTCGATCAGGTCTTGTACAGCCCGCTCTTGCAGCTTGCCTGCCGCAAGGTTTGCCGCCTGCCCTGTACCGCCAAACGCCCCTGCCGCCGCTGCCGCCATGTACGGGTCGCGGGTCGCGGCCATGACGCCCCCGCCGACAGTCGCCATCCCGGCGCTGGCCGACATAGGCCCTCGCGGCGCAAACCTGCCGATGAACCGCAGGGCGTTGTCCAGCGTGCCGCCAGCCGCAATCTGGTTGATCGCCGCCACCTCATCTGGTGACCAGCCGACTTCCTGCCCGCGCACGATACGCCGTGCCAGACCACGGAACTGGCCCCTGACGGCATTCTCCATGCCGCTCTGGCTGAACTGGCCCGCGTTGACGCGCGCGATGTCCAGCAAATCTGTCAGCGTCTCGCCCTTCATGGCGCGCTGATACATGGCGTTTGCGACGCCGATCTGCGGCGCAAGCTGCGACGTTTCGTTGTCGAACTCTTTCAGGATGCGGCGCAGGATCACGCCCTCGCTGGTGCCTGCCGCGTCGCGGGCGCGCGACGAAATACCCTGCCGGGTGGCCAGTATCTGGGCCGGATCGATGACGGTCCCGCGCGCGTACAGGTCCAGCAGGTTCAGGACGCCCTGCACCTTGGTGTACTCTGGGTCGATGCGACCGTTGGGCATCAGGATGCCCTGATCTCTGGCGATGACGCGCGCCGCCGCCCCGATGTTGCCAAACGTCGTCGCCGGGAAGGCCATGTTCGCTTGTCTGACGTCATCAAACAGGTCACCAGCCGCCGCCTTCAGGTCGGCAACAGACTGGGGGCCTTTCGGCAAGCGCGTTGCGAGACGCTCAACCGTGTTTGCGGCCAGCGACCCGCCGAGGCCACCGACAAGCTGCGCGATGGTTTCGGCTGTCGGGTTGTCAGGGAATGCCTGTTCGACCGCCCCCGCCGCCGCGCCGCCGCCTGCCGCCGCTGCGGCCTCGTTCGCCATAAACTTGCCGGGGGCGTCGCGGAACGCCGTGCCGACATCAGACCACAGTTGACGCCCCGCGTTCAGCACGCTCGGTGCTGCGTTCGCCACGGCGGTGGGTGCAGACACGGCCATCGTCGCTGCCATCGGAAGGGCCGACCCCACCTCTTGCCCGCCGCGTCGCGCGATCTTTTGCGCCGTCGTCTGCGGGGGGACATCGCTGATCGCCGTCCCGCCCGTCATCGCTTGGAACAAATCCTTGAGGCTTTGCGATCCGCCCACCGGATAATCCGATGACATGCCGACCACGCCGAGGCCCTTGTTCAGCAAGTCAATCGGCGTGCCAAGCGCGCCCGCGATGCCCTCATTGACGCCGCTCATCGTTTGGACGGGCAGCGACGTTTGCGGGGGCGGCGCGACGCGGTTTGCCTCCGCAAGCAACTGCTGCGCGGCCACAAGGTCGCCTGCCGCGATGGCCCTGTCCACGCCAGCCAAAAGCTGCTCTCTGGTGAAGTCTGCCATGTCAATTACCCCCGCCCGTCACGTAGTCCATCGGGTCCGTGCCTGCCCCGCCGAACAGCGGGTTCTGCTCGGCATAGGCGCGCATGTACTGCGGCCAGCCCGCATCCAGTCGCCCCTTTTCAGCGATGTACTGATCCGCCAGCCGCGCCAGTTCGACTTTACGCTGTGCCACTTTGCGCTGGGCATTGATGACCAGCTTGTTGCCTGCCAGACTGTTGTCGAGGTTCGCGGCCATGCTCTCGACAAAGCTGCGGTCGGCGTTGGAGAAGCCCGCGCCGAGAGAGCCGCCCATCTGACCAAGCACAGCTTGCGCCGTCGCGCCCCGGAAGGCTTCGATGCTGCCCACCTCTGCCGGGTTCCCGCCCATCGCCTCGACCAGCTTTCGCATGGAGATGATGGCCTCAGTCCCCGTCCCCGTGCGGAAATTGGGGTCGGCCATCAGGCTTTCCATGTAGGACAGGTTGCCGATCTGATCCATCGCGGCGGCGGCGCTGTCTTGCAGGGTGGTGTACGTTTTCGCGCCCCACTCGCCGAGGGTTTTGTCATAGGCCGTTTCACCCGCAGGCATCGTCGTCGTGGGCGCGCCTGCCTTCTTGACCGTCGTCAGGTAGTCCATAAACGTGCCCGTGAAACCCTGCGCCCGCGCAGCGTCGTATTCGCGCATATCGTCGGTGCCAGTCGTCTGGGGGACGTCCCCGCCGACGCGTGTGATGGTGCCATCGGGCTGCATGCTGTAGAGGCCCTCCGCGATCTGCGCGTTGGGGAACTGTTGCCGCAGCGTGGCGGCATCCACGACAGAGCCTTGCGGTTTTTCCGGTGTCAGCGCCGCCGCGACAGCCGACTTGGCGTCCAGCGCGCCCGTCGTCAGCGCCTCGGCCAGATCGGTGCGCCCCTTGGACGCCAGCCACTGGGCCGTGCGGTTGGCGATCTGCTGATCCTGCCGCTGCTGCTGACGCGCGCCGATCATCTGGGCGATGCCCTGATCCGGGTTCATCCGCAGGCTGTTCGCGGCCAGCGCGATGGCGTCCAGCACGCGCCCGTCCTTCCAGCCCGCCTTGAGGCGCTGGCCGAATGTCTGCGGTTCGTCTTGCATATCGAGAAGGCCCATCGCCCCACCCCCGCTTGTACTCATCGTGATGTTGCCGCCGCCGCCGCCGCCGCCGACGTTCTGCCCGACCCAGTCCGCAGCCCACCCCGGCAGGCTGTCGCGGCTGTAGGACG